AGCACCAGATGAGGGGTCGACATTCTCCGACGCCACTTTGATGATACTATCCAGCAAAAATAATGCAATAGTAGAAGTTAGATTTAGAGATATATTTCCTGTATCTTTAGGTGGTTTAGATTATGAGCAACAGGCTGGTGATGTAGAATATCTAACAACATCAGTTACATTTAATTATAAACTTTATGAATTTGCCACAGTAGGTTCTAGTACTACATCAGTAACTACTACCTAGACTTGACATTACTTGGCATTTGTTATATAATGATAGACTATGACATTAGAGGAACTACAAGAATTAGTTGATAAGGATTTAAAACTCAACGAAAGTGAGTTAGATTTAGAATCTTTAAAGACACCACAAATTCACAACAAATATCTAAAACACTATAATAATTTTAAGTTATTATTGGTTAGGTCTGAATCTGAATACAAGGCACTTAAAAAAGAAAAGTGGGAGTATTATACAGGTAAGGCTAGTCCACAAGTATATAAAGAAAAACCATTTGACTTAAAAATATTAAAACAAGATATTGATAAGTACCTTGATTCTGATGAAGATTTACAAAAACTATCTCAAAAGATTTCATATCTTGAAACTGTTGTTGATTACTTAGATAGAATATTAAGACAGATTACTAATAGAGATTGGCAAATTAAAAATGCTATTGAGTGGCGTAAATTTACATCAGGTGCTATCTAGTGATTCATCATAAATTATTTCCCACCAATGTATTCTTATATGATAATTTAGTATCAGAGGATTATCTTTATAAAATAAAAAATAGTATTTTAGAAGATAATTCAAAATCTGATACATCATCAAACTGGCAAAGTTCATATGAATTACATACTACAGTAGAATTTAGAGCATTTGCAAATCTTGTATTGTCTAAAAATGAACGAATACTAAAATCATTAGGATATCATTTTGATAGATTACAAATAACTGATATGTGGGCAAATGTATTGAAACCTGGCCAAATGCATGAAGTACATAATCATTCAAATAATTTTTATAGTGGTGTTTTTTATGTAAGTGCTGAAAAAACATCAGGTATTAATTTTATGGACCCAAGACCACAGGCAACTGTCTTCTTACCTAAAAAGGATAACAATCTAGACAATACTAATATCATTAGTTATGAATCTCAATCAAATAGAATGTTATTGTTTCCCTCATGGCTGTCTCATTGGGTGCCTATAAATAAGAGTGAACATGATAGAATTAGTATATCTTGGAACATTATGATACGAGGTGAATTAGGTGAACACGAAGACTTCCAATCAACAACCTTCTAGTTTATTAAAAACTTCCTATATTTCATATTTTAGAGACGCTATTAGTCCTAAGTTATGTAATACTATAATAAACTACTATGATAAAAATGCAAAGTGGGAAGATTCAACATTTTCAACATCTTCAGGCATATCGCCAATTACCAAAAAACAAGTATCTATGCACCAATTCTGGATAGGTCCTGAATTAAAGTATTATAAACAATTAAAAGAATCATATGTTAATTGTGTTAATGAATACACAAAGAAACATACAAGAGTGGTGCCTGAAAGTTTTACAAGATTTAGAATGAATCGTTACTCAGTAGGTGGTTATATGAAAAGTCATATAGATAATATACACCATAGTCATGGGCAACAGTTTGGTTACCCTCATATAACTGCCTTACTTTTTTTAAATGATGATTATGATGGTGGTGATTTTATTTTATGTGATGGTGAATATGAAGTGCCAAAAAAGAAAGGCTCATGTATAATATTCCCTTCAAACTTTATGTACCCACACGAAGTAAAATATGTATCAAAAGGAATACGATATAGTGTAATGACTTGGATAGTATGAGAAATATTATATTAGATAAGAAAGATGAAGTTCATTTAACTGTGGACGCCGAAGCTGATTTAAGGAGAGACTTATCTTCTTACTTTACCTTTGAAGTGCCTGGCTATAAGTTTATGCCACAGTATAGAAGTAGAAAATGGGATGGCAAAATTCGCCTGTTTTCCTATGCAAATGGCCAAATCTATACAGGTCTTTACCCATATTTAATTAATTGGTGTAAAGAGAATGATGTTCAGGTTGTTGATAATACAGGTATCAAAGACGCTACATTAGATGATAAACTTGTAGATTCTTTTATATCTAAATTAAAGATTCCTTTTGAAGTAAGAGATTATCAAAAAGAAGCCTTCAAACATTCTTTAATAAAGAGTAGATGTTTATTGTTATCACCAACGGCCTCCGGAAAATCTTTAATAACCTATCTAATGGTTCGTTTTAATTTACTAAGATTAAAAGAAGAAAAAAACAATAAGATTCTGATAATTGTTCCGACTACTTCTTTGGTTGAACAGTTATATAAAGACTTTAAAGATTATGGTTATAATAGTGATAGAAATGTACACAGAATATATCAAGGTCATGAAAAAGAAACAAACAAAAGAATTGTAATATCTACTTGGCAGTCAATCTATGAAATGCCTAAAAAATGGTTTTCAGAATATGGTATGATAATAGGTGATGAGGCTCACTTATTTAAAGCAGTATCATTAACTAAGATATTATCTAAACTTGTAGACTGTAAGTATAGAGTTGGCCTTACAGGCACTTTAGATGATAGTAAAACACATAAGTTAGTTTTAGAAGGATTATTTGGTGCTGTAAATAGAGTTGTATCTACTTCAGAGTTGCAACAAAAGAAACAGTTAGCTGCTTTAAAAATATATTGCCTTGTTTTGCAACATGATAAGTATTCTAGAGACTTTTTAAAAGAAAAAAGTTATCAGGAAGAAATGGATTTTCTTGTATCTTGTGAGGCTCGAAATAAATTTATAACCAATCTGTGTTCCGATTTACAAGGTAATTCTTTATGTTTATTTCAATATGTAGAAAAACATGGTATGTTATTAAAAAAAATGATTGAAGATAAGGCAAAAAATAAACAAGTCTTTTTTGTATATGGTGGTGTAGAAGCTGAAGAAAGAGAAAAGATTAGAGAAATAACAGAGAAGTCTGATAATGCAATTATTATTGCCTCATATGGCACTTTTAGTACAGGTATTAATATTCGCAATTTACATAATATAGTCTTTAGTAGTCCTAGTAAAAGTAAAATAAGAAACTTACAATCAATAGGAAGAGGATTAAGATTAAAAGATAATAACTCTAATGCAACATTGTATGACCTAGCTGATGACCTGTCTTATAATGAAAAAGAGAACTATACTATGGCCCACTTCAGAGAAAGGATTAACATTTACAATGAAGAAGGATTTGACTACGAAATACATGAAGTAGAGCTTAAAGCATAACTAAATAGTATTATAAGGTGAAATATGGAAGTTAAAACAGAAGAAAAAAAAGTAAAGGTAACTAAATCATTTGGTGTTAGAATCATCAAACTTATTAATGGTGATGATATTATTTGTGTTGTTCCTGCTGATAACAGACAGACGCCAGACGCTTCGCCTGTTTTGAGAGTGATAAAACCTTTGTTGTTAAAATATGTACCTTCTATGGAAGAAGATGGTTTTAGAGATTATATCGCTTTAGTTAAATGGACATCTTATTCTAATGATGAACTTATAAATGTTCCAAAAGATAAGATTATGACTATCACTAGTGCAAATGAAGATATAAAAGAAAGTTATAAAAATGTTTCTAAAGCATATACAGGAGTTGAAACTGATACTTTAGACCAATCTGTTTATACTAAAGAAAAGATGTCCGATGAATTGTCTAACAAAATAAATAAAATCTTTGACACCTTGGATGATGATACAACCAAACATTAATCCTTACCTCCAAGCCTTCTCTGCACACGCAACACGCTAATTTTAACACAGATTTTTGAATCTGTCAATGGTAGGATGAAAAAGAAAAATATACAAAAAGAATAATATTTAATACAAAAAAATCAAATGACCATTGACATAAAGTATAATATGGAGTATAATGAATCACATGAAATCAGAAAAGAAAAAAGAACATTATGTAAACAATAAAGAGTTTTTGGCCGCAATGGTTGAATACAGAAAATTATGTAATGAAGCAGAAGAATCAGGTGAAGCAAAACCACCAGTAACTAATTATATTGGTGAATGTTTTTTAAAGATAGCCAATCATCTATCGTATAGACCTAACTTTATAAACTATACATTTAGAGATGATATGATATCTGATGGTATTGAAAACTGTTTACAGTATCTTGATAACTTTAATCCAGACAAATCAAATAATCCATTTGCATATTTTACACAGATAATATATTATGCATTTGTAAGAAGAATACAAAAAGA